CAGTTCTGATGCGCTCATATTGACGGATGCCCGCCACTGCTTGAACACCTCGTCGATCTCCTCTTGGTCAATCTTGGTGTAGTCACGCCCCTCATCCTGAAAGTCTTCGTCCTCCTCAATGGCCTCCCCTTCACCACCACCCACCTCATTTGCAGGGGGGGGCGAGGCTATCGGTGGGCCAGCTGGCGTGTCCAGGTTGCCGTCTGCATCAACCTTGAGCTGGTTTAGGCTGCTGGACACAAACGCAATGTCACCGTTGTCCAGCTCAGAGTCACCAATGTCCCAGCCTGCCAGGGCAGCTGCCTCGTTGAACGTGCGCCCACCCTCCTTGAATAGTCGTAAGGTGCGGTCCACCTTGCTGTCGGCATCCTCGCGCATCGCAGCGACACCTGACAGGTCAAACTTGATTTGGCATTCAGACTCTGGGCCTTTGAGCCTGCGGATGAACTTGGTTTGCAGCTCATCTGCCAGGAAGTCTAGGAAGGGGACAACAGTGACTTCATAGAACGACCTGAAGGCAAGCATACTGCTGGCGTAGTTCAGCCCCTCGGTGAGCCCGATAATCGGCTTAGTTACGCCAAATATGGACATGATGGTTTCCCGGTTGAGGAACCGCATCTGCTGGAACTCCATCTCTTGCGGGGAGAATCCAATCTCCTCGTACTTGGTCCCGTTGGGCAGCACTGCTGTCTTGCGGTGTGAATCTGGCCGCCCGTGTGCCTCCCTCCATGCGTCTGAGATCGCCCGCTGGTCTGCGTCTGTGAGGTGTCCGTCTACCGACAGGATGCCACCAGGGCTTCCGCTGTTTTGCAGCAGGGCTTCGTCATAGCGGTCCAGAACGAAGTCCTTGGCGGCTGTCCTGTACGCTGCCTGCATCGGACCCATGCCACGGATGGGGCTGTAAGGGTTGGCTTCGGCTATGTGGACCAGGGACTCAGCAGGCACTTCCACGGTCCCCTGAGCTGTCTGCATTCGCCAAGCGCAGGGAAGCTGGGTACGCTCGTCAATGACCTCCTCGAGCAAGTCACCACGCACAGGCCAGAGCTCTGAGGGTACGTCAATGCGCTCCTCGGGGGCGATGTAGTTGATGACCCCGTTTGCATCTCGCTGCATCATAAGCAGCATCGTTTCCCCGTATAGCTGCTGGGTCTGAGTCAAGCTCTTTAGGAACTTGCGCTGGCTCATCAGCTTGTTGGGCATGGCGAAGAGGTCATAGAGGGGACCGTCATTCACCGGCTCCATCTCTCCACCAGGGGTAGGCTTCTGGATCACCAGCGGAGCGGATGATACCGCTTTAGCAATGGCCGAAATGCAAGCGTGGACCCAGGGGTGCTGGGCATAGGGGCGTGACAGGTTGGATTCCCCTGCCATTTTCATGACCCACCGATACGTCAAACTGGACGAATCGCCACCACTAAACATCTTCTCTTCCGTAAAGGGGTTGGACCCGTTACGGCTGAAGGGGTTGGCATCGTCTGTTCGGCTGGCGCTATGTTTTGCGTTCAATGGCACTTGGGTAGCTTAGGGGCGCGAGTCGGCCCCAACAAGACTGAGAACTGACCAGGGGGGCAGATATAGGGACGGGTCATGCTTGCTGGTTACGGGCGCGGGCCATTACTTGGCTCTCCGCTGGCAGCTGGTCTGCGTCTATCTCAAAGGTTATCCACTTGTGGTTGCACTTCATGCACAGCCGCCTCCGTCGCACCGATGCCCCTTGGTCTACAGGCCGACTATCGGTTACTCGTACTTGGTTGCTACAGCAATGCGGACAAGACATAGGCGAATTGGGGCAGAAGTGGTTGCACCAGTAGGGCAGTTGAGCCAACGGGTGGAAACATGATATCGGCCCATGCGTCCACATATAGCCTAACGGTGCAGCAAGATTACACGACGAAGATTTTGGCTCGCTTGGATGTGCGGGAGAGGGAGAGAATCCATGCGTCTGCATGGTCAGGGGATGCGCTGAATCGGGCACGGAGCTTGTCCTTGCTCTCCATCTTCATCACTCCACGCTCGTTGTACTCGTAATTTGTCCATTGCAGCTGCCGCCAGAGGGTGCGCCTCCACTTGGCAGGGATTGACTGGTGGTTGTTCATGAGGCTCATGCGGGCCGCCCAATGGAGCTCGGCCTTGCGGTTCAGGAACTTAGAGTCATTCCCCAGGAGCCAATCGTAGTCGTGCTTCGCCTTGCCACCGAAGTCCACGCCCTCGACCATCAGCCCTGCCTCTCGCAGCCTGTCCACTACGCCAGCACCGATTCCGCTCACATCCACGCATATGTGGTGCCCAGGCACATCATACTTTTTCGCCAGGTCGCGGGTCCGCTCCGCTGTCTCCATGAGGTCACGGCTGTCCCAGCCCTCCATCGCTTCCACTACCCCGTCGATTGTCACGCAGGCCACGCTCTGGTCACCACCTCCTCGAGCCACATCAAGCCCGATATACCGGCCAGGGGAGTCTACAGGGGTCACATCAGCTGCACCGTCCAAGACCCACTGGGGTATGAGCTGGAAGTCTCCCCCTTGCTCTGGGAACTTGCCAAGGACGCGGACAATGTACTGAGCTGACTCCTCACCCCAATGCTCCTTCTGCTCTGCGATCCAGGCAGGGTCCATAATGTGGCTCGGCACATCCCACGCACTGATAGAAAACCTGCTCCACTTGCCCCGCTGGTGTGATTCGTGGAACGCCCCATCCCCTCGGTTGCCGTTGCCAATCAGCAGGACGTAGCTGTTGGGACTGGTCAAGTACCCCCGCATGGCATCGAAAATAGGGTCTGCAACGCCTGATGCCTCATCCACCACGACGAGCAGCCCACCGTCCTCCCCAGGCTCAGTTCCGCTCGCGTGGTAGCCTTGGAACCGCTCCTCTTGGTCTGTGGACAACCCCGTGGCATACCAGTTAGGGGCGATCTCTAGCCGATTGGACAGCATCTCACCTGCCAGCTTCTGGTCCGATCCGTGGAACGCAGTACGCACCTCACGCCACAGGAGGTTGACTTGGTGCCAGGTGGGGGCTGTCGTAACCACCACAGCGTTGCGCCTCGTCTGCACAAACCATAGCACCAGGCGGGCCGCGCAAGCTGTCTTCCCTGCACCGTTGCAGGACACCACGCTTACACGCTGGTCCTCAACTAATGCCTCACCTATCTCAGTCTGTTTCTTCCAGGGCTCCCAACCCAGAACCTCCGTCATGAACCCCGCTGGATCGTCCCTGTACTTCAGGAACGGAAGATCCCCCAACTGGGTCGCCGCCAGTTGTGAGTCGAGCCGCTGCTTTACCTTCGCCCATGATCTCGCTGTCAATCCTTCCGATGATTCTTGTTGCAATGTCATTATCAGCTACGTCCAAAACGATCTCAGCAAAGCGTCCCAGGAGAGCCACCATGTCCCCCGCGTTGATTACATTGGCAGCTGAAAGGCGTATTTTCCACGCCTCCTCCTGCCGTTTGGCTAGTCGCTCGACTGATTGCGACAATGCCTTCAAGGCCCCATCCTCGTCTGTGCCCTCGCGGAGCAAAGCCCCTAGGGCCAGCAGTTTCTCCCTGACCTCCTGCGGATCGGTTGCGCCTGATGCGTCTTCGTACAGGTCCAGGGCTCGAGCGCGGAAGTCTGCCGTGTCGAACTGCCCAACCCGCTCGGCTGTCTTCTGAACGATCACATCCAGCACGGCCAGGGTGTCCCTGAGCTCCATCAGCGTGGGGTCGCTGCGGCTCTCCTCGTAGGCTCCGCGCAGGGTCCCAAGCACCTTGGAGTACCTGCCATGCGTGATTGGCCTGCCTCCCAGCCCCCCGTGATAGCGGCAAACTGCCCTCCCAGGCACTACGGTCTTGGTGCATCGGGCCTGCGCGGTCTTGCTCTTGGCTGTGCATCGGTTCGGTTGTCCGTCTGTGGGGTACGATCCCATGAGGTTATCTGTACCCCATGTAGTTGGCAGGGAGTCTGACGCTGTGATGCTGCCGCCAGCTGAGGCGGTTTCCGTGTGCTAGGGCCATCCTAAGTCATGCCTCTGTGGGTTGCGGCGTGGTTATTGCGTTGGGTTCGTGCGAGACTCGCGCCTCGATGATGCCAATGTGCTTCTCGTCTAGCTCGATGCCCACAACGTCGAGCCCCTCGCGTATCGCAGCGATCAGCGTTGTGCCCGATCCCGCGAACGGGTCGAGGATGCGGTTCGTCTTCGGTTGCTTGACGAGGTTGAGCAGGTAGCGCATGACCGCTATCGGCTTGACGGTGGCATGGGTGTTGGCGACCTTGCCGTCGTGGCTGCGCTCGCTGGTGCTGGCCTTGGCGGTGTAGAAGAAGCGGCTCGCGCCTTGATCGTCGTCCCCGCTCTGCCCGTCGAGGATGCACGCGGCGTCTTCGTCGAGCAGGACGTTCGCGGGCCAGCGGCCACCTTCCTCGGTCCCGATCCTCGCGCCGTCCACGTTGAGCGCCCCGCAGCCGTGTGCCTCGACGTTCTGCGCGACCGTGCCGACGAGCGGCTTGCGGGCGATGATGCAAGGCTCATAGGCGGGCTTGAGCGCCGTGCCGTAGCCGTGCCAGAGTTTAGCGAGGTCGGTCGCGGGGGCGGTGATGTCCTGACTGTCAAAGGTGAAGCGGTGATGTCCGAAGCCGCCGGGAGCGGAACCCTCCGCGTGCTTCCCCACGACCTCGCGCTCTGCCCAAGCGTCACCGCGCTCGCCCTTGCGCATGTTCAACGCATACACCTCGGCGTCCATCTCTTCTGAGAACGAGAGCAGTTCTCTGAGCTGGTCCCATTGTTCGAGCTTAGGCAAGGTTGGCTGCGAGTCGGAATCTCGCGCCGCCCAATGATCAACCATGCGTGCATTGAACCCAAAGCTTCCGGCGACGGATGCAGCCGTCTCCCCAGCCGCCTCCATTCGACCGCGCAACCAACGACAAACAACTCTGACACGCTCAGAGTCGTCTCGCCGCTTGTCGATAGCCTTGCCTACATCGTGCGACTTCGGGAAGCCCGAGCCGTACATCCACGCGAAGCAGTCGCGCACCTCGAAGCCCGCGTCCTCGATGGCAACAGCGAGGCGGTGATACGTCCGCGTCCCGCCGAACGCGAGCAGGTAGCCGCCCGGCTTGAGGACGCGAAGCGCCTCCTCCCATACCTTGACATCAAACGCGATGCCGCTTGCGTCCCACGCCTTGCCCATGAACGCCAGCTCATACGGTGGATCGCAGACCACAGCCGTAAAGCTTTCCGCGTCCATCGCCGCCATGCGCTCGCGGCAGTCGCCTTGCAGCACCTCGACCTCGCTTGCGTGCGGCTCGCGGTCTTCATCGGCGGGGGCGTGTTCCTCGGGTATCGTCGGCTCGGGCTCGGGCTCAGGCTCGGGCTCAAGTCCTGCCTTCAACGCCTCAGCAAGTGCATCTGAGTCAAATCCTGCGTCTGCGACCTCTATGCCGTCCTCATCTCGCAGGGCTATCAGGGTGCGTGCCAGCGCGTCCTCGTCCCACTCAGCAAGCTCGGCTGTGCGGTTGTCCGCAATCGAGAAACCAGCGAGCTCCACCCCGCTCAGGGTCGTGGTCACGGTGTCGCACTCAGTCCACCCAAGCTCTAGCATCCCAGCAAGGCGACCATTGCCAGCCACCACCATCCCGTCCTCTGTCACCACTAGGGGGTGCTGCTGCCCGAACTTGAGCAGGGAGGCTTTGATTGCATCAAGGTTGAGCCGCGAGTGCAGGCGTGCATTAGAAGGGTCACTGTAGAGGTCTGCGACTGGACGCTGGTGGACTTGCATCAGGGTTAGCTCCGCTTGTTTTTATTTGCGGCCTCTCGCATAAATGGGGCGAGAATCCGCGCTGTTATGAGGGCGACAACGACCAGGGTGCCAAGGCATCCCGTCACTGCGCCGAACCAAAAGTCTATGTTGCTCATCATTGCTATCCTATAGGGTGTCCAGGAAATCCCTAGACTTGAGAAGGTGGGGGTGGAGTCCGCGATGAACGGCATCGTGGCAGGGGGAACACAACCAGGCACGGTTGCCCAGGTGGTGCAAGTTAGCATGGCCAACGCCTCGAGCCCTCGAGCAAACGTGGTGAGCCTGAATTAGCGCAGCTGGGTAATCGTACCCGCAGGCTTCGCATTGGTAGGACACTAGGCTCTTTTCGCTGAACGCCTTGGCTGCGCCAGCCTCCCGCTGCCTGCGCTTGCCTATGGTGTTGAGCCTCGTTCGGGCCAGGGCAGTCTTACCACTTCTCAATGGGGTGTTCCGCTTGAGAGGCTTGCCCCGCTTCACGGCCCCACCGTCCGCGTGTGGTCGTGCCCCTCGAAAGTCGCCCTCACCCCAGCTTCGCGGTTGGGTTTGGCGTACACCTTGACTGAGCTGACGCTGATGATCTGGGAGTCATTGGCATACAGAATGCCCTCGCTGGCATCCCAGAGCGACTTAAGGAGGTTGTCGAGGTCGCCAGTGTTGGCTGTAGTCGGGTCTTCTGGGGCACTCGCCTTGATCTTGAGGCAGTTCCTGCCCGTCCCATAGTGGGACTTGGGGCGAGGGATGACAAATGCAACGTGGCAGTCCACAGGGCCGAGCCACAAGGGGCCATGATACCTGTCCAGCAGGGTCTTCTGGATGAGAGCCTTCCAGGCGTGGATAGCGTGCGTTTTAGGGATGTAAGCGTGGGCATGTTTGCCCCGAGTGGTAATCCGGTGGCGCGGCTGGGGGATTGGTGGCGACCCCAGGACTAAATCAACG